TCAGGGAGTACTGTTCCGGGTGTGCGACACGCATGCAAGGCTGCCCATAACTTAGGCACAGTGGACTTAAAAAGAGTCCGTACCAATGCATACGAATTCCGATCCGACGCCTTGGACATGTCCAAGGTCTCCCAGTTCTGCCAGTCTCTCGCGAATTCGCGATTAATGGTTTGATCTTGGAAGTTCACATGACCGCGAGCAAGACCCGGGTGAGTAACGTGATCGTACAGCCATGCCTTTACGGCCTGCTGACACCACATATACTCCGGAGGCTCGAGGCCAATAGTACGTGGGCCGGAAGAGTCTTTCGGGACAAATGCTGTCCTCGACAAGCCATAAAGTTTCTTTGGCCGATCGAGCACGGCGCCCGGATCCTCTGATGCATCCCGCAATGAGCGGAACCATGGAATGGGTCGGAAAACGCGCTCTAACTGAGTATAACTCATGTTGAGTGCACGCTTATCAACCACACTCTCACCAGTGGCTACGGCCCCTGGACCATGCTTTGGATTAAAATCAGACAGAGTTCCGAGATTTCGGAACATCCGCCCAATGACAACCCTAGACACAGCCAAAAGAGGCTCAACATGACGTATGTCATGATGCGAACTAGGAAGAGCTTTGTCGATTTCGATAAACTCATCCATAGCTCTCGTAAGAGACTCATCGCTGTAACCTTTCTCTAACTTTTTGCACCAAAAACAGAGCTGTCTTAACAGCCTTATGCAGATGGTGCATGGTTTTTCCCTCACCCAGCCCTCGTCCGTGAACACGCGCCTAAGCAAAGCCGACAGAAATGCCGGTAGAGCTGTCTTCCCCCGTTTTTTAAAGGCGGAGGAGATAAGAGGAACGTGTCCCTGGAGTGCTTGATCTATTTTTAGACCAAGTGCGGGAAGAGTCTTCGTAAGAAAACTCTCCCCTTCGTGGGCCAAGCGCTGCTCGAGCGTATGAACATCACGAGCAAAATGCACCGGAGGTATCCCCGATGCGCCAGGAGCGTCGATTTGCAAAAATGCAACGATGCTCGGAGTGTACCACGGCTTTTCAGAGCCCGCCATAATGGCTGAGCCTCCGTGAAAGCCAGGCACGCAGTTAGCCGACAGAACCCTTCATCCACAGCCTTGTATTGGCTGAGGTGAAGTAGTTCCGCACAAACGCTGCCAGGTCATCTGCCAGACCATCGGTATAGATGGCGGGGTCACAGTCCACCATTACGCGAATATTTGCGTAACGGGTTGTGACACCATCAGCGTCCATAACGGAATTGTCGACACGCCACAAGTGCGAATCAACCTGCACACCCCGAACTTTGGCCTTGGTATGGCCGATAGTCAGTGTCATGGGCAGGTCAGGGGTCCGGGTCAGGTTCGATCGAATCACTTTCCCATTTTGGGTGGTGACATAAGAGAAAACCTGATTTGCCGGGGTCTCTGCGCCGTTGGCGATGGTAATATCTGCGAGTGCCATGAGCTTTACTCCAATCTTGTCTAGTGTAGACTGTACGGGCCTTATAAGGCTCTCAGAGCCTTCCGTACAATAAGGATGCACCGAGACGGATTTTGTCCGCATCGAGGGAAGAGCTGCTGCTGAAATGTGGCAGCCCTAGACACCGTATATATTGCGCAAAACTGATTTTAATTTCGGGGAGTGTCACGCCCCCGTAAGCGGCCCTCATGGCGAGGGAAAGTTCACCGTATAGGCGTCGGGAGTAGCAGCCTTGATGAATTGTAATGGCTGTCTGCATCCAATCGTCCTCGGTAGACTTTAACATTCCACCCACGTCCACAAACCAATCGACCACAAACGACCAAGGCAATACTGCCCAGATCGTCGATGGATTCAGGTTGAGTCCGAGGGTATCTGCCCACCTCCTCCACGCACTTCCATCCCCGGTAGCATAGGGGGAATTGTAAGTGAAGTCAAACGCTGAAGCGTACTGACTCGTGCGTGTGCCTTTCCACACAACTGTGTAGAAGGGGTTTGGCCCGTACGTGTACTCACGATTGAGTGACTCGACGGTAGGAGTGTCTCGGAATCGACGGACAAGTTCTTTGTCAATGTACTTCAAGTAGCGCATATAGCGCCGCTCAAAGCTGTCGACTCCCCTGAATGTTGATGCTACATCACTCAGGAACGGTTTCCACCCAAAGTTGTAGTTCAGGTGGAGGTCGTTGGCGTAATTAAGTACGTCTCTCCAGTTCGTAATGCTCCGTCCCTTGCGGGAAAGATGCTTACGTGGCAGGAGATTCCATAATGAGCTAATTTCTCTAAGCTCATACAGGAAAACGGCCAGGCTCGCGCGAGTCTCGAGTGTAGGCTTAACAGCCTGCCACCGATCGTAGTGACCAGAGTCAATTGGCCCTGCGTCAACTGCTTGCGCGTAAACCACATCCGTTGAGACTGTGTCTGCAGACCACGAAAATGCTCTCCAAATTTCTGGAGTACTCTGGTCAACTGAATGAACAGAGTCGGTCTGCACACGCATAGGCGATCCGTATGACGATGTGTCATACTGGTCATGGTAACAGGTCTTCATAGGCCTGATACCGTGCCCGTTTGCCCGCCATCGTGACCCCCAGGATGGCTCATCACAGATCTTTCCGTGATGGCCCCTCTGCAGCCATGTCACTGTGCCGTAATCCACCGTTGAAGGTGGATTGGTGCAATAAACATAGACATGGAGGCTCCCGGTGTGTGGCGGGTCTGAATCTGTTCTTGTGCGCATAATGGTGTCTCCTCCTCAAGTGCATGCAGGGCCCCCCA